GGGCATTTTTCGTTTAGTGCCCGAAACATTTAAGTTTTTGGACAAGAAGAACGAGCGCGAACATGAATTAGCTATGTTCGACAAACAATGCGAACTAGAAAAGGTCAGAGGCTCACAAAAGTTAGCCGAGATTGGCGCACAAAGAGAAGCCACCGTAGATTCAGGAGTGATGGATGCCTTCAATGCTGCTATCACCCAACAAACCGAAATGGTCAAATCAGCAGGGGGTTGGGTAGCCTCTCTATCCGCTTCTGTGCGCCCTGTAATGACCTACTACCTCCTGTTGCTATATGGAGTGTTTAAGACTGCCACAATCGCTATTGGATATGCAAGCGGCCAACCCGTCCCTGAATTGCTGAAGAATGCATGGTCTGTGGACGACATGGCTTTGCTCTCTGGTGTAATAAATTTCTGGATACTTGACCGCAGTTTGGCCAAAAGAAAGCTGATGTAATGGGAAAAGCTTTCAATTACATGCGGGGCGCTACAGTTGCTGAAAGATTTTGGTCAAAAGTTGATGTAAAAGACCAAGATGAATGCTGGGAATGGCTTGCCTCATTGGATACCAAGGGGTACGGTAGTTTTGGTATGCCCAAAAACGATGGGTCTAAGGGCTACTCAATGAAACTTGCCCACAGAGTATCTTGGGAATTGACGCACGGCAAGACACTAGAAAGCTCTAAACAATATCTTTGTCACTCTTGCGACAATCCCAAATGCGTTAACCCAAATCATTTATTTGTTGGGGATGCCAAAATCAATATACAGGATTGCATAAAAAAAGGTCGTCTTAGTGATAGAAGCGGAGAAAAAAATCCTCGTGCAAAATTAACAAAAGAAGATGTTTTAAACATTCGTTCATCAACTTTGTCGCTATCAAAGCTTGCGGCTATGTATGGCGTGGTGAAATCTGTTGTTGGTTATGCAAAAAATGGCAAAACTTGGCGAGATTTGTAATGAACCTAGAGATTGCCGCAGAGCTTTGCAAGCGATTTGAGGGCTTCAGAGCGAAGCCCTACCTCTGCCCTGCGGGAATCCCTACCATTGGGTATGGATCGACTTACTACGCTGATGGCAAGAAAGTCACATTGAATGACTCATCAATAAGCCAAGAAGCCGCTAATGCTCTATTAATGAGCGAATTACAGCACACATATCTGCCTGGCGCTTTAAGAAACTGCCCCATACTTGCTACAGACGAGCGCAAATGCAATGCAGTTGTGGACTTCTGTTATAACTTAGGCGTGGGCAGACTCCAAACCAGCACCTTAAAGCGCAAAATTAACGCCCAAGATTGGGATGGGGCTAAAGAGCAATTGATGCTTTGGACTAAAGGCGGGGGTAAAGTGTTATCTGGTCTGTTAAAAAGACGTCAATCCGAATGTGCCCTTATGTAATAAACATTGTCATTTTTGAATGGGAGGTTTAAAATGTCAACAAAGCCCGTGTGGGAAAAAACCCGCCCTAAAAGTCTTGGCAAGCCAAAAGAGTTAAGCCCTAACCAGATCAAAGCCGCAAAGGCTTTCGCAAAGCGCACGGGTACTAAGTACCCATCTTTGGTGGCCAACATGGCTGGAGCAAAGAAAGGTAACTGGTAATGGCCTCCGTAATGACGTACTCGTCGCTGGTAGAGAACATCCAATCGTATTTGGAGCGTACTGACCAAGCAACTCTTGACAAGATCCCTACATTTATCATGTTGGCGGAACAAGTCATGGCTGCGGACTTAAAGTTTCTTGGAAACCTGACTGTTGCCACAAGCAACATGGTTCAAGGCGAAAACGTCATAGATAAGCCAGCCCGCTGGAGGAAAACCGTATCCATGAACGTGACGGTTAACGGCGTGCGCCAACCCATATTCTTGAGGAAGTACGAATACCTAAGAGAATATTGGCCAGATCCTTCTCAACAAGATGTGCCTTTCTTCTATTGTGATTACGACTACACCCATTGGATGATTGCGCCTACACCGAATGATGATTATGCTTATGAGGTGCTGTATTACGAGCGTGTCCAGCCTTTAGACGCAACCAATCAAAGCAACTGGTTTACTGAATATGCCCCCCAAGCTTTGCTTTATGGATCACTCCTGCAAGCCATGCCGTTCTTGAAGAACGATGAGCGCATTCCTATGTGGCAAGCTCAATATGAACAAATCATGAATGTACTGAAAACTGAAGACGTTGCCCGAATTGGGGATCGTCAAGCGATTGCGCGAGACATTTAAATGAAAGCATATGCAATTTATATAGTAACAAACATTTTGAATGCTAAACAATATGTTGGCATTTCAAAATCTTTGGAAAAAAGATGGAGTCAGCACCTTTGTGCTAATGGAAGTGCGCCAGCTTTGCATTCTGCAATAAAAAAATATGGTAAAGAAAATTTTATATTTACACATATTGCTAGTGCTTTTAATTTTGAATGTGCATGTGACATTGAAAAAATGTTAATTATTCAACACAATACAAAAGCCCCAAATGGCTATAACCTTACAGATGGCGGCGAGGGCGTTGTTGGGAAAAAGCTTACAGATGAGGAAAAAGTTGCAAAATCTATTGCTGGCAAGCTATCTATGAGCAAATTAAGCAAAGAAGAAAAATCAAAGAAATTTGGCTCTAAGCTTGGTATAAAATTGTCAAATGACCAAATAGAAAAAATAAGATTGTCAAACATTGGAAAAAATCTCGGTAAAAAGGCTTCAGAAGAAACCAGGAAAAAAATGTCTGAAGCCCATAAAAACAGACCAAGAAAACCAATGAGTGAAGAAACAAAAGAAAAGATTAGAAAATCTCTTGTTGGTAGAAAAATGCCAGATGCTGAAAAGCTTAAACATGCAAGTTTTCTTGGAAAAACACACACCCAAGAAACAAAAGAAAAGATTAGCGCATCAAATATAGCCACTAAGGCATTACAAAAGGCCAAAAGGCTTGCAGAACAAGGAGTCAATTGTGACTAGTTTTATTTCGCCTTTTACGGATAACGTAATCCAGCCAACTTCTGTTTCTTACAGATCTGTTACGCTTTCTGCCAATACTGATCTGTTTTGGCCTATTAACGGCGGCGTTACAGACAATGTGGCCGCTCGGATTATGGACGTTACAGCCACTACTGCTGGCTTGTCCTTACTTATGCCGCCCGCCAATCAGGCTTCTGTGGGTCAAGATGCCCTGATCCGAAATATTGGCGCTAACACTTTTACCGTTAAAGACGCCGCTGGCAACTCTATTGCAAGCGTGGCCCCCAGTGCTTCGCGTTACATCTACATCACCACAAACGCCACAATAGCAGGAACATGGGGCAACATTGCCTTTGGCGTGGGATCTTCTAGCGTAGACGCTGGTGCACTGGCTGGATACGGCTTAAAAGCTATCAGCAACACCCTAAATGCAGCTCACAACGTCACCACATTCTCTTCTGCCTATACCGCTATTGCTTCTGACAGGGCCTCTTACTATGTGTGGGACAACGGCGCTGGAACCTTAACTCTTACTGCCGCGGGAACTTTGGGTAACGATTGGTTTATGATGCTGCGTAATGGCGGGACTGGCACATTGACCGTGGCCCCTTCTGGAGGAAACCTGATCAATGGTGCAGCTTCTATTTCTTTACAGCCTTCTGATTCCTGCTTTATCTGCTGCTCTGGTGTGGCTTTCTACACCGTCGGTCTTGGACGCAGCACTCAGTTCAATTTTACGCAGCTTACCAAAGCTGTTACATCTGGTAGCTACACTCTAACCTCCGCTGAGGCGGCAAACGTCGTACAGAAGTACACAGGAACCTTAAGCGGTAACGTAACCGTTACAGTCCCCCAAACTGTTCAGGTTTACTACGTTACCAACCAAACCAATGGAACTGGTGCGGGGTACACCATTACCTTTACCACAGGGGCTGGAGGTGGCACAGCAACCGTTCCCGCGGGTCAGCAGGTGATCTTGCTGTGTGACTCTGTAAACTTATTAAACGCATCTACGATTGCTGCTGGAGCCACCACCGTTTCTTTGGTTTCTGGCTCAGTAGGCGC